TGTTCTTCAATTTGATTTTGAAGAATGGATTGTAGTGTTGTTAGTTCTCTTGCCTGAATTGAAAAGCCGGGCCGGAACAAAACTTTATGAAAATCATCTGTTTTGTCAAAGTCATCGTAGTATGGTGATACATTTAGATTTGTAAGTTGAGCCATGTTATTCCCTAAAATTCAATAATAATTTTAATATCTTCAGTTTGGTCAGAAGCACGTTGAATAGGTTTTCTGTTTTCTAAGTAAATTATATTACCACTGTATGCTTGTAATTCTGGATTTGCATAACCAGATGTAAGTGTTAGTGTACTACCAGATGCAAGTGTAACAGATTCCGTTTCAGTTGATGGTGTTCCATTTGCAGAGGATGTTCCACCTGTGATTAGGTTTGCACCACTAAACGCAGCCTTACCACCAGTTGTAGCGTCTGTTCCATATCCTTTGAAATATTCTTGTTGGTAATATAGAAGACTTAAATCAGAATCCCATTCTACAACTCTACCAGATGCACCAGTTGTTGCCTGTGTAATTACCTCATCAGGTTCAAATGTTCCAGTTGATGTTGCAAGTTTTACAACAAATGTTTGTCTGAGTGTTGAAGTAGTTGCAACAGTGGTTGTTCCAAAAAGTGTAGGGTCTGCAATAAGACCCACTGTTCTAAAGTCATTACCAGCAGTAAAGTCATCACCTTCTGCAGCAGTCAATGTTATTGCAGATAAGACATAATGACCACCAAGTTCTGTGACTGCATTAGAACCATGACCACCATCAGGAGAACTGATTACTTCAATCGCACCACCAGAACCGTCACCTAATGAAGCAGAAGTGGATAGTGCTGTGTCAGAGAAAATATGAGCGTCTGTAAGATTTACATAACCAAATGTGTAACTACCGCCAGCAGCATGAATGGTTGTGTCTGTACCAGCAGTCAAACCGAATGAAACAATAGAACCAGATGACACAGTAATTCTTACGATTGCACCAGATGATGTTCCTTGACTTGAACCATCACCATAAACTGCGGCATAGTAAGTTCCATCTGTATAACCAGAACCACCAGTTACTTTAAGAGACTCAATAGCACCATCAGTTGCGGCTGCTGAAACTGTACTATCGGTTGATACTGGCATAAAGTCTGTAGTCAAAAACTTAGATGATTCTGATTGTGTAATGGTGTACATATATTTGAGAACATAACCACCAATAGCAACTGGTGAGTTGCTTGTTGATGTAGGTTCTGCACCATTATATCCAGTTCCACCATTGTTATCAAGTACTTTGTATACTCTAAAATCAGAAGTCATAAAGTAGAAAGTTGAATCGTAAAGGTTTGTTGCAGCAGAAGTTGCAGTCGTGTTTGCATCATAGTTGTGTTGATACATATCATAGACTGTGCCATTTGCCCAGTTTCTACGAGGAAGTGCAAATGTTATGTCTGTAGAAGAAATGTTCTTTGCTGCTAACATAGCATCCCATGCACGAAATTCTTCTGAAGGACTATCGCCTGGAATTGGGGGGATACCATCTGAACCACTGGTTGTACCACTAGTGAATGGAGTTGCTTTTCCTAGAAACAAATAATACTTGTTCAGAGCTGTTTCTGTAAACGACTCAACAAATTGATTTGCATTATGTTGTCTAAATTTTTCTGTAATGATTGCCGACATTTTTTACACCTTTATCTTATTTATACAAGTTGTCCTAGTAGGTTATACCAGTTGCACCCTCAAATTGTATATTATCTCCATTAGTTTCAATTACTAAGAAACCGTGAGTTGTATCCGTTGCATCCTCAAGTGCTACGTCACCAGTATCCCTTACATGAATATCAGCTGACCTTACAACAGGAAGTCCACCCTTACTACTATTTATAGTTAAATTTTCTACAGGTATTTGACCTGTACTTAATATAACATTAGTAGTTTCTAACGCTATGCCTGAAGTTGTTGCTGTAGTATCAGTGGTATAAGTACTCTTGAACCACTTTCTAGATTCCGTTGCATCTTCTAGTACAATCGTATCTTCATTTGTTTCATCCACCAACAAATCAATAATAGATGTGGTGTCATAACTTTCTACAATAAGAGAACCGTTTTCTTCTAAATCAAATCTATTTCGCTTTGTGGTTTCTTGACCTAGATATTCACCATCCTCTAATAATATCTGACCAAAATCTTCAAGTTGAAGACCAACATCAACACCAGCATCTTTGATAAATTTGTTTGTATTACCATCATTGATAATAAATTTATCTGTTGTTAAGATATCACTGAAACGATAATTACCAATCTCCGCTAATGAGATAGTTTCTTCATTGCTATTATTGCCATCTAGAATAATTCTATCACCTTCATTTACTACAAAACCAGCTGGGAAGTTCCACTCTCCACCCTCTTGTAGTATTCTAGAGTGTCCATCATCTCCTTCTGATGCAAGATTAAATGTTTCGTAGGAACGACCCAAAAATACATCCTCAAGTTTGACAATAAATCCATCTTCAAGAAGAATATCATCACCCGAATCTTGTCCAGCTGCTGATGTTCCATCTAAAACAAGATTGTCTTTTTCTGTATCTCTTTCTAATTGGAAGAATGTGTCTGCTTGGTCAAGAGGTAATGTTCCATCCAACTGTATAACATCAAAGTCACTAAAAGTTGTTCCTTCCATAAGAATACCATCACCACCAAGTTCATTACCGAATGGATATTCTGCTAGGTATGTTAGCAGATTTCTCTGGAACTTTGGTTTTGGTCTTGCGCTAATCTTTGTGACAATCTCTTTTACAAGAACACTGTCTCCGTCACCAGATGGTGTGTATGATTTTTCTGTCATCATACGACTTCCACCAGTACCAACACCATGTGTCACATCAAAGGTGTGAGTTACAGTAGCAGTTTCGTACAGAACAGTATCACCTGTCATCTGGAAACCATCTTCTAGGTCTATACCATCTCCATCCTCAAAAAGAATACCATCACCAACATCTGTTGAAGCAGCACTTGCATCAAGTGCAAGGTTAGAACCTGGCAGTGTACCATCTTCAAAAATCATTGCTTGGTCACGAACACCAATCTCTGAAACAGGGAATGCCTGCAATCTTCTTTGTATAAGTTGGTCAAAGATTGTCTGGAATGTAGATGCAAGAATTGGTGAGAATGTATCTGTGTCACCTGTGTATGCAGCAACACCAGCGGCCGCAGTACCAATTTCTGCTGATATCAGAGTTGCAAGTGTCACTCTACCAAATGGTTGAAACCCAGCTGGGTGAACTGACTTCTTCAACTCATTAACATAAGTTGCAAATGAAGCACCGATCTGTACTTCATATGAGTAGTCTTGATAATAATATGAATCTTGAATACGAACTAAATCTTCACCAAGACGGTTTTGAATATTTGCATATGATGCATCAGATGTTGATGTTACTGCAACACTAGTTGTACCAGTAGCAATATCAGCAGTCATAATAGTACCAGAGGCTCCACCAGAATCCGTGATAGTGACATCTTGCAGTGAGAAATCTATTGGGTCTTCGTTAATAACATGGTCACCAGTATCGACAGAACCAGTGGCAGTTGAGTCAAACGTAATTTGACCATCACCAGTTTCATCATCTAATAAGAAACCATCTCTATCCTCTAAGAGAAGTGTGTTACCAAAGTCTTCATTTGCAAGTTTATCATCAGTATCAGAACCATTTGCATTTGTGCCATTTAGAATTACAAACTGACTATTACTTGCATTTGTTGTAGAGTTTTCTCTGCGAATACTTGCCTGTAAAAGTTTACCACCAGAGGTTGCTTGTTGGACAAGTTTACTTTGGTTGCGGTCAAAGTCTTCATCTATTAAGAAACCACCAACACCTATACTTTCAAGTTGTATTCTATCAGTTGCATTACCAACTGTACCACTTTCTTGTAAAAAGAAGTGGTCAAACCTATCAGTACCATCTAGTATTATATTAGAACCTTCATTAAGAACAATTGTATCATAAGCAGAAGTTGCAAGACTATTACCCATACCTTGGTGGTTTGTACAGTAGTAATATAGTATAGGAGCGTTTGATGCAACAATAATCTGAAGATATGCACCAGCGGTTCCAACATCAATAGTTGCCGCTGAAGTTGTAACACCAGTGGTATATGCAACACCATCATTGTGTGTACCATCAGAAGTTTCGGATAATCGTAGAATATGTTGAGCAGTGACAGCAGCATTATACAATGATGCATCAGATAAATCAAAATAATATGTGTTACCTTCATATAAAACTAGTGCTGGTTGTTTTGCACCGTTAACATAAAATACATTTGCTTCATTTACGGCATCATATGCAACTTTAATTTTATATGTAATTGTTTTAGGTGCTGGTGTAAATGTTCCTGTACCATTTAACATGATACCTTCAGTATCATCAAACTCTTGTTCGTCTTCTAGAAGAATACCTTCGGGGGTAAGAAGTTCTGTTCCTTGTTCTAGTTGGATACCTTCATTAAATGAATTAGACTGTTCCTGTTCAAGTCTAATAACATTTAAGAAAGTTGTATCAAGAACTTTAGTATTAACATCAAAACTTTTAATAGTACCAGTATGTCCAGATGAGGTAAGAGTATTTCCTGCTGCAAAAGTACCCGACACATCTTTCAGAACAAAGTGAGCTCTAAAAGAAGGTTCTGGTGGATTGCTGTCAGTATATCTAAATCCAGAATTAGTAATCTTTGTAGATTTAATAGAACCAATATCTGTAGTCGTTGCGTGTACATTACCATTAGCACCAGTTGTGCTTGCAATAGAAACGGTAGGAAGTTTGGTGTAACCAAAACCACCATCAGTAACTACTGCTCTAATAATTTGTCCAGATTCAAATTCAGCAAAGGTATCACTCTCTAAAACAATTTGGTCAGATGCAGTTGTATATGTATCTAAAACCTCTATAGTGTTGTTGGTCAATATTTGATGACCAACATCAGTAACATCAAGATTGCTGTCTATACCTGTTCCATCTAAAATTAGATTGTCAACTGCATTTCCTCTAATTAAAATTTTAGCATCAAGAGCTGGGGCAAAAGTAAATGTAATTTGTGTGTTTGTTGCGGCCCACTGTGCAGTGTCATCATCTGCTGTTGTTTTGTAGAGAATATCATTTAGATAAACAGTTAATACATCCAGTGTACCACTTGTATTTGAAAGATTAAAAACAGTTGTAGTTCCATCACCAATAAAGTTATCAGTATTGGTTGTTTCCAAAGAAATAGTAAAAGGTTCTAGTTGAGTGTTTGTAGCATCTTCAAGAGTAATTACATCTGTAGTAATTGTTGACTTATCAAGTGTTCCTGTTTCTTGAAGGATACCACCACCAACCATACTTACAACACCAGATGCTTCTTTTACATCTGTGTCTGCTGAGTTTTTAGTAAAGGTAAGAACATCACCAACTTCATATCCTGTACCAGCAGATTCTGTAAACAACTCACTAACAGAACCAGTGTTAACGCCATCCACAACTATTGTTGCAAACTGGTTACCCACTAATTCTACATCAACATCTTCTCCATCAGAATAAAGTATACCATCATTTATCACACTTGTATCAGAAACAATTCCTAATAGAGTAAAAGAAATGACAACATCTTTTACTGTGGAAAGACCAGTGATGTTTTCACCATCAACAAATGTTCCTGTAATATTTGCTACAGTAAATTCAATAACAGAGTCATTGAATGTATCATTTGACTCAACCTTAGTAACAGAGTTTTCTACAGTAGCTGTAGCACCAGATGTACCACCTGTAATTAACTGGTTTACAACTTCATCACCAACAGAAGAACCAACTGCTGAAGCTCTAATAATAGTTGCAGAATCCCATTGACCCTGAGATGCCCTCATCATGTAAATATTTGGATAGAAGATTTCAGATTCTTCACCCAACAACATTCTCATAAAGAGTTTGTGTCCTTCAGATGTTCCTTTGGATGCATACAGGTCTTTAATATTTTTAATCAGGTTTCTTTTGTTTACGCCAGATGCAAGACTTTCTGGAATTGAGTTCATAAACTCATCACGCATATTATCTAAAAATTCATAGAGAGTATTATCGACATCTGCGTATTCCAACATCTGTTGAATACTTTGAATTGGGTTTGCCTGGTATGCAGAAACAGTACCAGTAGAACCAGAAGTTCCACCAGTTACAACTTCACCAGTTTCAAATCTTTGTTGACCACTAATATAAAGATATTCATTTCTAGAGTCATCAACGAGAACTGTTGCAGTCGCTTTACTTGTACCACCAGTAATAGTTTCACCATTAACAAACTGACCTACTGTGCCTTCACCAATTTCAGTTACAATTCTATCTTTGTCTTGTTCATTAAGAATAAATGCAACTGTATTAGTTTCTAATGAAACGTAGTTGACCGTTGATGTAAGTGTAAGTCTACCAGCTTCAAGAAACTGAAAATAGTCTTTTACAAAATTTACAAATACAGGATGGTCTGCCTGAATAAAATCTGGCACCTGTCCTTCAATGAGAGGAGAAACCTTATTAGTAAACTTTGATCTGTTTTCTGACATTTAATTAATACGCCGATGAAGTAGATGTGGATGAAGCAGTTGTCACTGTCGTAGTGGTTGTTCCACCTGTAGTAGTTGTAGTATATCCTACACCTGTTGAAGCAGTTGCATCAACTGAAGATGTAACAGTTGTATTGGTTGTATCAATTTCAAGTATTTGATTTCTTACTGGTACAACATCATAAGAGTTTGGAATTACTGTAACACGAATTTTTGTGGAAGTTACACCATCAACATTTGATACTGCTGATATTGTAATTGTACTAATAGTTATCTTTCCATTTACATAATCTACAACACCAGCAGTGCTTGAGTAGTAAACTCTAGTACCAGATACCAAATAATAAATTCTAAGATTACCAACACCATCATCATCAAAGAAATATTCTCTCGTTGCATCAACAGCACCCATAGAAAAACCAGTTGAAGAAATAATACCACCAGCAGCAGAATTGTGACCAGAGTGTGGATTAAAAAATGCATTGTTAAAATTGAGTATGTATGATGTTTCTGAGTTTATCGGTGGAGTAATAAGTTTTGCCATGATAACTGTTGTTGTGTTATTTAAAATTGAACTGTCAGTGTTATCAATCAAACCTAACAATTTAGAATGTCTAAATGGTGCATTAAATGTTTGTAAATCTGAAGTGTTGTAATTAGAAATGGTTGTACTTACCTTTGAGGACAACTCTGTTGCTAAAAATGTTGTTGCACTAGAGTCATACTGCACTGTTGTAGTAAGAATAAGTTCTGTTGTTTCTGCATCAACAATAACAGGAGTAATTGAAGAAACTTTATAAGGAGCAAGTTCGTTTACCAAGTTACTCTTTTGTGTTTCCGTTAAATTATTTCCTGTGGTAGATTTAATTGAAATGAAAACCTTACCATATTCTGGTGTAGAACTAACACCAGTACTTGTGTCATAACTTCCATCTTCTCCACCAAACACAGAAACGGCTTGAGTATTAGGAAAAAGTTTTTGTACATAAGTTTTGTAATCAGAAGTTGTAACTGCACGACCTTGCGCTGCATAGTCAAGAGGTGCATTAAGTTTTATGGATTGAATTGACTCTGCTTCTGCACCACCTGTTGCCGTACCAACTGTTGTTACTGTAATATCAGTTACACTGTCAATTGAAGAAGGTGAAGAAAAAACACTTGCACCATTTGCTGCGGTTTTATTTGTAATCACATATTGCAATACCACAATGTTTCCATCAGAGATTGCCTGACTTACAACACCATCACCAAAGTATACTTCATATCTTCCTGCTTCTATCTCTTGCAAAAAGTATACTGTACTTGCATTAGTCAATTGTGAGATGTCTGTTGCCTTTGTATATGTGCGTGTAAATGTGTCACTTGCAGAAGTTTGTACCTTTACTGTAAGTGTAGTTGTATCTGCTCGTGGGTCTGTGATAATAAATCTCTGGTCTATGTCAGAACTATCCACTAGATATTTTGTGGTGATATATGTTCCCTCGTAAATCAGTGTGCTATCAAAGTTAACTGTTGAACCAATGTTTGCGGCAGTGATATCAGCGATTGTAACAAACTGATAATTTGTACCATCAACTGTTGTAGTGAATGTTGTACCAGCAGGCATTGTCTTTGTTGAAAGTCCAGTTGCAAGACCAATGTTAACCGTTGCAGTTGGAGCTCTACATGAAGATACTTCGTATCCTAGTTTTTTTGCATGAGACACAACACTAGACCTTAGTGATGCACTATCCAAGAACATTTCATTTGCAACCATATTTGCATTGTAACCCATGTAGTGAGTATTGTATGCTAGAGTATCCAAAAGAATATTCATACCAGAACCTTCAAAGTCATAATCTGTGAATTGGTTCTGAGCCTTTAGATATGTTTTCAGATTGTCTTTGATATTATCAAAGTCAAGTTCTGTAACTCTAAGTCTATTTTCATTTACTGCCATTACCTTAATCTCTCTAACATGATGGATAAGTCAACTAGTTCTGTAGGTTGGTTCACGACATAAAATTCTATAGATACCTCATATGCATTTCTATCCAAATCTGGAATTGCTGTTACACCGACAAGTCTTGCTCTTGGTTCATAGTTGTTAATTACATCTTCAACTTTCCTTGCAAGTATCTGTGCGGTAACTGGAGTCATCAACTCAAACAACATATCCCGAACACCAGAAGCAATCTCTGGATGAAAGGGTTTCTCGTAGTGGTTGAGTAAAACAAGATTACGAATAGAACGCTTGACAGCCTTGACATCAGTAATGTTTTGAATATCAGAATCAGAAGACTTCTTACCAAAGAACAAATCTAAGTCTGAATAAACTCTACTACTACGATTACTATCGTTAGTTAATTGTGCGTCATATGTCGCCATTCTTAAAGACTCCTATTAGTATTTATTTATAAGACTAACCACCAGCAAATACGTTAGAACTACCAGAAGCTACAGATGTACAACCACTTATTCCATCACCAACTCTACCACAACCAACACCATTAACTTTTACTGTAGAAGAACCAGATGCGATTGGTGCTGAATGTGATGCACAAGGTGGAACATTTGGTGGTAACAAATGTCCTGTGTTATTATCACCTTGTCTACTTACACCAATACCATTTACAAATACATTACCAGAACCAGCAGCTCTTGTCATACCAGAACAATGTGTTACGTCTGCATCTCCAATTCTAGTTACTGCCGGCATATGTTCTCTCCCTTTTCATCAACTCTTTCAACTTATCATTAAAGGTTTCCATGTACTCATGTTCCTCATCTGTATGCGGGCCCTCAGGCCAGTCTGGATTAAAACTTATAACATGGTCAAACACCATTGGTATATTATCATACCGTGTGTAAGTTATTAGTTCACCACCATCTTTTATAATAAAAGTACCAAGCATTTTAATTCAAATTAATTGTACCAGCATCAATGTCTACTTCAGTCGAAGCATCCAAGTCTAGTGTACCTGTAATATTTGTTGTCTGGTTTGCTTTGTATGTTTCCGACACTGCACCAGTAACAGTTTCGGTCTTTGCATCACTATAGGTTTCTGTCACCGCGCCCGTAACAGTTTGTGTCATTGTACCTTTGATGACTTCATTCACGTTACCGTCAACTTGAATATCCCAATTACCTTTAATGTAAGTATTGCAGTTTGAGTCGATAGTAAGTTTGACATCACCCTTCACGTTTACAAAATCAGAGCCTGCAATGATTTGATAATTAGTTCCGACTATGCGAGTGTGTCTGTTTCCAGTTGCGTCAATTTCTGTGAAAGTTCCGCTCTTATGGTATTCATGTATGCGTTCAGCATCTGTTGTGTCATCATACTCTTTGATGTGTCCACTTTCTGATTCAAAGACATGGTTCTTTGGATATACTGCTGCGTAAGTTGAGGTTGGTTCAGACCATTCCTCTTGTTTGGAATCTGTTTCATCATCGGTTGTATTTGCGATTGGTATGGTAAGAGTTCTTGCATCTTCTTTTGCCTTTAACATTGAGTGTGGAGTAATCGCCACCTTTTCTTCGTCTACATCATTTCTCGCAAGTCTATTTGTATCTGACTCAAAGAACTTGGTTTCAGTGCTGTAATTGTTTTCATCTTTATCTGTACCGTGACCAGAGATAGGAAGTGCAATAGAGGGATAAACTTTATTTGGGTCAGAGAAACCTTTCTTATCATCAGGTGCAGTAGAAGGTTTGCCTGGCAACGTACCCATGATAATTGGTTGTTGTTTTTCTTTTGCGTCTGTGAAGAACCCAACGACCCAAGTACCCTCAACCAGAAATGATGGGGTATTACCCAAACCTTGCATAGAAGGATTGGTGACAGGACTCATAACTGTAGCCCACGGCAAATCTGCTGTTGGAATATCAACAAGATTTTCTGTGTGAAACCCAAGACAACGTACACGAACTCGACCAAGTTTATCAGGGTCATTGCGATCTTCAACAACACCAGTAAACCATACGAATCCATCAAGACCCATAAAATAATTTTCGGACATAAAATAGACTCCTTACAAAGTTATTTATAAGGACTAACTGATGCCGTCATAGAGATCAGGGTCACGACCACCTTTTGCTGATTTAGGTTTTACAGGGTTATATTCTTCGAGCTCGTACACAATGTCTTGCTCATTATTAATCATTTCTAATTGTGAGAGAGCCGCAAAGGCTTCTTCAGAATCCAAGTTTTTTACAAGAACTTGCCGTGAGCAAATTCGATATT